GCAAAAACTCGCTGGTATGGACAGCAAATCCCGTGCAGAGTTCCTGCAGAAAGCTGCCGATACGAAAGCTCGCCGGGAAGAGCAATGGCAAATCCACGCGGATAATGTCGATTTAAAACGGGCACAGATGCAGCAAACCGCACAATTCCGTGAGATGGAGATTGGGTTGCGGAGGGATTCTATTGAGGCTAGAAGAGACAGCGGTCCTGATCATTTAGACATTGGCGGCGCTATCTATGAAAAGGATAAAACGGGGGAACTCAAAGGAGAACGCCTTGCCACCGATCCACGCTACGTCAAACTTGGAAATAAGATTTCGGCTACGCAAGAAAACAACACAGTAGCCACAGGCAAAGCTGCAGCTAACGTGGCGCGTGACCTGAACCAAATGGCACGGTTCCCGACAGGCACTGCCAGCAGCCCGTTCTCCCACATCACGGACCATGATTTCTTGTCCTCGATCGAAAAGACCGGTAGCAATGCGCTGACTCCCGAGCAAGTTCAAATGTTCGGCACGTCGGCTGCAGGCCTCTCTACTGAACTCGCCCGAGTCCTAACCCTCGGCGGTGGGCGTGGGGCCAATCAGTCGGTCATCAACGAAATCAAGACCTTCACAACTCCGACTGCGGGGGACACCAATCTGGAAGCAGCCTACAAGATGTCCACAGCTGCCCAGATGGTGAAAACCACAATGGATAACACTCCCCCGCCCTCAGATCAGAGTGTTCGGAAGGGTTGGGATGCAACGAAGGCTTCCGTCGATTCTTTTCCGACCCCGGAGCAGATCCTGGCAGCAGCCTCTGGGAAAGAGAAGAAGAAGCTGGCTGCTATGACCGGGACTTACTCGGATCTGCTGAATAAGGTGCAAGATGCTGCAGCTTCTAACAATGCGGAGGCATTGCCAGGTGGTAAAGATGCCGGTGCCGGAACTTCAGCCCCCCCGATTCCGGCCGGTTGGTCAGTTAAGGAGCATTGAATGCCAGATTTCACTTTTAATTCTCCTGAGGGAAAGTCGTATACCGTCTCCGGCCCCGAAGGTTCTACCAAGGAGCAGGCCTTCCAGATCCTTCAACAGCAGATTTCTTCGGGCACAGCTAAAGAAGAAAAACCCGCAACCACGGCTAAAGAACGCGTGCAGCAGGGTCTCGCCAATCTTAAGCCAAATTTACCTACTACTGAAGATGGAAAGCCGGTTCCTTCCCCTACTTTTAAGTCTGCTTTAGAGGCTATCGGAACTAGCACAGCTCTGGGAGGGGCCCTTGGAGCAGTAAGCCCTGAATTGCTAACTGCCGCGGGCTATGCAGCCAACTTCATCCCAGACGTAGGCCCGGAAATTGGGACAGCTCTGATGGAAGCAGGAGCTGCAGCGCGCTCTGCCCGATTGGCAACAGCGGCTGAGGGTGCTCTTTCGGGAGGGGTCTCCGAAACCGCAGGGCAAACAGCTGAAGCAAAGGGTGCTAATAAACCAGTTGCTGATGCGGCCCGCTTGGCTGGTGGGATGGTTACTCCAGGAGTGGGGGCTCTCGCCAGCAAAGCCGAAGGCCTCTTCGGAGCCGTGGCGAAAACCCTCGGAGTGGCGAATACCCCCGCTAACGTGGCAAAGGCGGCGGCTACTTTGCGTGGTATCGAGGATGCGGGGGCACCGGCTAACGCCCTTCATCAGATGCTCCAGCATGGGGCGGATGCTAACATCCAAGCAGCACAATCCGCAGGCGACAAAGTAATGGCTGACGCCCGACAACGTGCAACCGATGTAGGAGCCCAAGATGCTAAAGCTGCTCAGAAGGTTCTGGACGATGGTAAAAAACGTGCCGATCAGATTGTTGCTGAAGCTCGTCAGCGCGCTGCTGAATTGAATAAAGCCTCGGGAAATCGGATGGCTACGGCCGGGAAGGTGCTGGCGCAGGCAGAGCCCGCGTTGCGGGTGGTTGGGCAGCCGAGAGAGCTATCTGACATCGGCTCCGAACTGCAAACTGCGGTGAAATCCCAGCATCAAGCAGGTCTCGACGCGCGACAAGCTGACTACAATGCGCTGAAAACCCAACGAGATGAGATAGTAAAGAGCAAGGAACAAGCTGGGGAAACCGTCGATCAAATCCCTGCAATGAGGGGCTTGAAAGACTACATCAAGACCAAGACCGATGCGAAGATCTCCCCCCGACCGACTACGGATCAGGGGATCTTGCGAGTGTATGGACAGGTGAATGAGGCGATTCAGAATCCCTCGTTTAAGGCTCTTGACCAAGTCCGCCGTAAACTAGGCGATGTGATTGGTGGGAAAGATGTGGAAGGCTACTCGGCCATTTCGAAAGACGTAGCTGGCAAGCTCTACTCCAAAATCTCCGACGTGCAGAAGGAATTCGCCGGGGAAGACCAAACTGGAAAGAACCTTCAACAAATGATGCAGGAGCAATATCATGATGCCTCTTTGGGTCTTAGGAAGTTTGGAACAGGAGCCGGAGGGAAAGCAACTGCTCTTGATCGGGTCGATCCGGAGAGATTTGCGGCAGATCCGCAAGGAGTACCTAAGCAGTTCTTCTCTTCTCAACAGTCGGTTAGGGACCTCAAAGAACTTACAGGAGATTCTGGACTTGTGCAAAGGGCTGGAAGCTCCTACGTTAGTTCCCAACTCCGAGGAATGTCCGCCAAACAGGTAGAACAGTATGCTCAAAAGAATTCTGACTGGCTGCGGGAAGTACCTGGCCTCCAAAAAAGCATCAATGACTACGCGACGCGACTCAGCAAAATTGAAAAAACGGCGCAACGAGCTGAACAGAGCAGTGAGCAACTATCAAAAAGAGCTGGAAAAGTGGTCCCGGCAGCTGAGGAAGTAGCAGCAAAGGAAAGGGCAGGAGTGGTTGGTCGTGTTGCGGATATGTCGGAGCAATCGGTTAAGAACCAGCAACGAATACTGGATGAAGGGGGGAAAGCTGCAACGGAGGCTACGAAAGCTGCGGCAGCTCCGGCAGCTGGGCTTAAGGCGATTCTCACTGGCGGGGAGCGGCCAGAGGCGGTTCGTGAGCTTCTTTTAAATGGGAAGCCGGAGCAGACCCGGCTGGCTGCGAGGATTGCCAGTCAAACCCCCCAAGGGAAGCAGCAACTGGAAGGGAGTGTGAGGCAGATTACAGCGGAGATGACTCCAGCGACTCTGCAAAAGCAATGGAATGAAAGGCTGAAACCGATGCTGCAGGATGGGAAGATGATCAGCCCGGAGCGGCTGAAGGCTCTAGATAGTGATGTAAAGTCACTTATGAAAGCCTACGCAGGGAAACCTCCGGTCACGCTAGTGCAGCGTCACATTTACGCGGCGATTGGGTCGTCTGGCAGCAACTATATCGGGGGTGAAAGGGAATGATTAAGAAATATTGCGTTGCTAGAATTCAGTATAAACAAGACATCGACACCGAAATTTGGGAAACTCGATTTGAATCAGAAGCTGATGCTGTTGACTGGCTTGCTAGATATTCGCACGATGGGAGTTTTCGAGAATTTATAATTCTGCCCGTTTATATTTTTAATGAAAACTCTGGTGGTTAGTCGTTTCCCTCCGGGATTAATAAATAGTAATTTCAGAGGGAAATTCGCTGGCGGCATAATTAGTGATTTGTGGGGAAGTGTTCTACCCTCGCCTACGGCTCGTGGGATTTGCGGACACGCCATAGCATCAACCGGGGGTTGAAAACCGCATGGCGGGGGCGGGATTTCGAGATTTTCGGCATTCCCATAAACAAAACCCCGCCGATACTCCATCACAGCTCCCCCTTTACTTCAGTAACTATTAAGTCTAGTATTCTCATCAACATAGGCAACTTTGGTGAGAGCTTCCATGCCCCGCATTATCCACAAACGTCATCTGATTCGTATACCAGTTCCGGCGGATATTGCTTATGATGTCACCTATTACTACAACCCAGAAGGGGACAGGGAGATAAGTCTCAAGCATGTGGAAAGGCTGCTGGTGGGAACCGAAAACCAGAAAGGATTAGCGAAGCATTTTCTGTCTTCCATTCAAGGGAAATATGAACTTACCATTAAACAGAGGCTTTGCTTGCTGCAAATGGAATTTCCGAGAGACCTGCGTTTAAAAGCGATTCGGGCCTGTATTGAAAAAGCCAATAAGAAATTTGAAGCCAGGTTTCGCGCCGATCCCCACGCTGTTTATTTGGAGGAGGGAACGGCAATCTCTAGAGCGCTGCGGGATTTGGAATGTGAGAGGAAGATTCTGGCGACTGTGGGGTAGTTTTCCTCCGCGATTAATAAAAAGTAAAGTACGGGGGAAACTAAAACCTAGGGGAAAACCCTATTGACAGGTTGTATTGACGACGTCATAATAAGAGCGCCCCCCGGGCGGTCGTTCTGTAGCTAGGGTCGGTTCTCCGGTTTTGCGCTCCAGCCAAACGGAGGTCAATTTTCTAGTAGTCGATTGCTCTCTCAATTCAGTCTAGTTTTTCGGTTTTCGGCGGGAATTACTAATTAGTAATCCCGGTACGAAATCCCGGCGGTACGCCGTGCCCCTCACGTCGCTACTCCATTCCCCCTCAGCCCTTCCCTTCAGTAGCTCCTCCCTTTATAGTAGTTGCTACTTCGCGCGCGCACGTACTTACTACTGAAGTAAGCAGTGCTCAGCCCACACATTGTAGGGACTCTCGCTCCGCTCGGGATGCTGTAATAGGAAGTGGTCAATTGAATTTCCGACAGGTTGTCCCCGCGTACCGCGGCGCTTACTTATAATAGGAACTAGGTAGTGAAACTCTTCCTCATCGATCCCTACGGCCACTATGTGGATTTTGCACTTCGCTGCCTGGCGCAGGGGCATGACGTTCGCTATTTCCTAGGCCCTCAGGACAATAATGAGCGTGATCCTCTAGGGGATGGGCTATTTAATAAAGTCCCGACAATCTCCGGCTCTATGAATTGGGCGGATTTGATTCTAGTTTCCGACTGCAGTAAGTATATGAAGGAACTCGAAGGGTGGCGCAATCGGGGATTTCCCATTTTTGGGGCGAATCTTGAAGGAGCCTCTTGGGAATTGGACAGAACAAAAGGGGTGGAGATTCTTACTAAATGTGGAATTGAATGCCTCCCGGACGTGAAATTCACCAATTTTGATCAGGCTATTGCATATCAAAAAGAGCATTGGGATGAGCGGTTTGTGTGCAAACCCTGTGCTGACGTGGGGAAAGAGCTTTCCTATGTGTCGAAATCAGCAAAAGATATGATTTTCATGCTGGAATACTGGAAGAGGACAATCAAAAAGAAATGCTCTTTCATTTTTCAGGAATTCTGTCCGGGAATTGAGGTAGCTGTAGGTGGTTGGGTAGGTCGAAATGGGTTTGCCTCCTACTTCCTAGAGAACTTCGAGCACAAAAAACTAATGAATGGAGAGAAAGGTCCCAATACTGGTGAAATGGGCACGGTAATGAAGTACGTGCGGGCGGAAGAATCTAAACTCGCTAGGGAATTGCTCTTACCTGTAGAAGCCGAATTGATTCGATGCGGGTATACCGGTTATATTGATGTGGCTGTAATGGTTGGAACAGAAGGTTCTAGGAAGGGAAAACTCAATCCCCTGGAATTTACTTGCAGAAAAGGATGGCCGATTTTCAATATCCAACAAATTCTCTATTCGGATGTGGTCGGGTGGATGAAAGATCTTGTTGAGGGGCGTGACACATTCCAACCAGATCCAGATATTGCTGCAGGAATACTCGTCGCAATGCCGGATTTTCCCTATATGAAAGCCAGCCTCGACAAGCTACAGGGATTTCCTGTTTGGGGTGTTGATAAGATTCGCTATAACTTCCACCCTGTGCATATGAAATTGGGGGAGGGATTCGATGAGAAGGGGAAAAAAATCCCCATGCTGGTAACAGCTGGAACGGAAGTGTGCGTTGTCACGGGTTGTGGGAAATCGGTAAAACAGGCAACGGAAAAGGCTTACAAGAATTTGGAGTCTATTGAGATGCCGAATTCTCCCATGTATCGAACCGACATTGGGGACCGCCTCGAAGCGCAACTCCCCGTTCTGCAGAAGTATGGCTACTGCACTAGCTGGATCTACTAGGAGCTTGCCATGGCCGGAACTAACGCATACGTGTTGCCACCGGTTCCTCCTGCAGGGACTGATGCGAAATGGCTGCAGCAGCTGCAGGCTACTGTAATGTGGAATTTCAATGCCACGGCAACGACAGCGAAAAGGCCGGTGAATCCTCTGATCGGGCAGCATCTCTTCGATACGACTATCGGAGCGCCGATCTGGTGTAAGTCATTAAATCCGGTAGTTTGGGTGAATGGGGCAGGAACCGTGGTCTAGTTTTCCCCCGGTTTTACTAATTGTTAATCACGGTAGGAAACGGAGTTCAAAGTGGGGCAAGGAAAAGCAGATTACTATTCCGACGGAAACTGGAATTACTATTGCGACCTATGCGGCGCGAAAGGTAAATCCAAGAACGCCATGTTCACGTGGAATGGGTTGTATGTCTGCAAGCATCACAAAGAGATTCGCAATCCCCAGGATTTCCTGCGTGGGGTGAAGGACAACCAATCCGTCCCATGGTCTCGCCCCTACCAGCCACCCCTCTGTGACAACACGGAATTCCCGTATGTCGAATACTGCACCCTACAGGGAACCAACGCCATTCCCGGATTCGCCATTCCCGGATGTGCTACCCCTTCCTACGTGAACACTGCTTTCTACCCGTCCATCGTCCAGTATCGTGGTTGGGCTATCCAGGATACCTACGGTTGCCCAATTCTCGATACGAATGGCTATCCAATTTACCCACCCAACACGCCCTCTGCCGAATTCCCCCCTCCCCCGGGTGGCTACGGCGCGCGCCTCAACATTGATTTCTACCTAAACGAGAGCATCCTCCTATGAAAAGACTCCTTCTTGTGTGCGGATTGCTCTGGTCTGCTCTTGCCAGTGCACAATTCACTCCGGGGCAGCTGCTAACTGCACAGGAACTCAACTCGCAGTTCCTCCTGTACGCCCCTCTAACCGGAGCTACCTTCTCCGGTACGGTCGTTGGCAATTCGGTCACGCAGTCCACGAATGACAACTCCACGTTGTTTGCGACAGATGCCTTTGTCAATCAACAGATCATCCGTTCGACCACGACGGTTCCACTTACTATTGCCGGCGGTACGTACAACCAAGCCACCCTGGGCAGCGGGTTCCAACCTGTCGTATTCGCGTCTGGTGGGGTGATCGGGTCAATTCTAACTATTGCAGCTCCCGGGACTGGCTATGCCGTTGGGGATTTGATTACCCTCGCCGGAGGCAATGCCGATGCTACTATTAGAATTACTTCTATAGGGGCGGGGGGTTCCGTTACGGCAGCCCAAGTCCTCTATGGCGGTACGGGTTACTCCAACGGGGCTCAGATTATGGCTACCCCGATTCCGCCGGGGGACCGAAATGTCATTCTGACCGGCGTGCTGACCAGCAATGTCACGTTCATTATCGCGAACGGCACCTTCAACACAGCTTCCCGTCGTCCTTCCTTCGTCAACAATACGACTGGTGCTTTTACGGTCACGGTGTTTCTAAGCAACGGAGCGGATGGTACAACCGGTAGCGGTTATGTGTTGCCACAAGGAATTACTAACTCCACCTCAGTCCTTCTTCAGACTGACGGCAAAACCGATGTGTGGCCTGTAGATACTTCAGCTGGTATTGGGGCAGCGCCGATAATCTCAGCAAACACGACGCTCAATGTTCCTTCCCAATTTTCAACCATTCAGGCCGCCTGCAATTACCTCGGTACGGTGGTAATTAATACAAATGCCAGCGTAACGATTCAGGTAGCTAATGGCACGTATTCCTGGTCGAATATCGAATGCGCAGTGCCCCAGGGGGATCAAGTTTCCATCATTGGGAACACGACAACCCCGGCAAGTGTCGTCATTAACGTAAACAATGCCAACAATGGGATGGGATTTCAGTTTTACCGTGGGCAACGTATCCATCTGATCGACGGTTTTACAATCAATGGGACTGCCGGTTGGGTTTCCCACTGTAGTTGGAACACTAATGTGTACGGGGCAGCTTTCGATGCTTACGGCACAGGTTCCGGGACTCAGATTGGGGCACACGTCGTTATCAATAAAATGTACTATGGGGTATTGTCGGATCAGGGGGCAAGTATCAGCTCTCCTACGGGTTTGACAATAACAGAAGCTGGAGATGCTGGGGTGCTGGCCCGCTGGTCGGGTAGTGTAGACATTGAAAATGCCACATCCACTAATACGTGTGATACGACTGCGGGAAATAATTTAGGCTTTGGATTTCTCGCCGAAGTCGGGGGAAGTGGTCATTTTGATGGGGGGACGGCAACAGGAAATAACGTGGCGGGAGCCGCAGCGCAAAATGGCGGTGCGGCTTGGGCGCACAACATGACCCTGAACAGCAATACCTACGGACTCTATGCAAACGAGGGCGGCAATATTGAAGGTAATAGCTCGACCATCACTGGCGGAACAAATGGAGTTCAATCGAACGATGGCGGCTATGTCAATGTCGTTGGAGTAACTGCATCTGGGGCTAGCGGTTCGGGTATGAACGCGGCCAACAGTGGCATAATTGATGCCGGTGCAGGGGCAACTGCAAATACAAATCCGAACGGTTTTACGCAATTTACGGGCGGTGTTATTTATGGAACGTTGAATGGTACGGGCAATACTTTTAATTTGTTCGTAAACGGGAATGCAATAGCCGGTACTACAATAACCGCCAGCAGTACTATTACCCCCTCCCAAACCGCAGGTATCGTCGGCACCACTACCAACAACAACGCCAATGCGGGGAGTGTGGGGGAGTACATATCCAGCACTGTGGCCTCCGGCTCCGCTGTTAGTCTAACCTCTGGAACGCCTGCTAATGTGACTTCAATTTCCCTGACGGCGGGAGATTGGGATGTCTTTGGAGCTGTCGATTTCAATGTCGGGGCAACTACAGTTGTACAGCTCTTTGGAGGCTCTGCGAGCACTACTTCCGCAACCAACACTTCCGGTTCTGTGTTCTTCTCCCCGGGCTTTGCCGCAGGAGTTACAACCACAGCCGGCGGAGCCATCCCGACTATCCGATTGAGTCTTGCCTCTACCACTACTGTATACTTAGTGGCACAGTCTAATTTCACTGTCAGCACTATGAGCGCCTATGGGTTTATTGGTGCCCGTCGTCGTCGTTAACAGGAGTCTGCCATGGCAGAGCAAGGATCATATCCATTAAACGGCCGAACACTTCAGCCGACGGATACAGTAACGGGGGTGGTTACAGGCCAGACAGCAGATATTCCACTGTCGGTGTTGGCTTCTTTTTTAGCGATTGGGGGAACTCCCTCGGGGCCGACCACCTCCCGGCCCACTCCTACATTTGTAGGGCAGCCTTATTTCGACACTACCCTGGGATTTATGGTCTGGGCTAGCCAACTTTCACCCTCTGTCTGGGTAGATGCTGCTGGAGTTTCGGTATGAAAAAACTAATTGCAGGTCTGTTGCTGGGAGTTTGTGTCTCAGCGGCTTTTGGGCAAACCTTCCCGGTTAACAATTTGACCGTGGCAGGGACCTCGAATTTCGCGGGGCAGTCTACTTTTACATTGTCTCCGACCGGTCCCACCCCTGGGATCGGGGACAGCACTACCAAGTTAGCTACAACTGCTTTTGTAACGGGGAATTTCGTTCCCCTGTCAGGGTTGGCCGGATTAGCGCCAATCAATTCCCCGACTTTCACGGGAATCCCTGCAGCCCCTACAGCTAGCTTCGGCACCAACACGACCCAACTAGTTACAACGGCCTTTGTTGCACAAAGCAAAGATTGCCCCTCGATTATGGATTACGCGGGGATTAATACAGGTATGGGGGATAATTCTACTGCGTTTAATGCAGTGGTAGCGGCACAGACCTCAGGAAAGGTTTGTGTGTACTTTCCTCCAGGAAATTATGCTTTTACGAATTCGATTTCTTATACATTTCCGAGTTCTACTGGGGGGTCGATCACTATTAAAGGGGCAGGAGCTGACCTTACAAACCTGACTTTTAATAAACCCTCCGCAAGTTTGCTGACGATTATCTTTCAGGGGCCCTATAACTCAGCCCATGTTAGGGATATGACAATTGCTTCGGCAATTGCCGCTTCGTCAAACACAGGATTGTTTTTTAGTCAGGGTGTGTCAACGGTTTCAAATCCCGCAAATAGCGCTTTGTCCGATGTCACTGGGGTGACCTTCCGAGGAGCTGATGGGTATGTAGTCACAGATGGATGGTCAACGGGAGTGTTGGTTTCTTCAGTCTCTAATGTTAATTTCACTAATGATGTTTGGGTAGGGCCATCTGCTGGAACTGTAGGGGTTTTGCTGCAAGGAACATCTACTGCGTTGGGGGTGGTTTATCAATTTCAGGGATGTACTTTCAATTACATCAATATCGGAATTGAGTACGCGCAGTGGGTTCAAGGAGTGACGGTCGCACAGAGCAATTTCACCGGGGGTGTGGACGGGATTTTAACACCAGCCTCGCAAGCGGGATTAGATGAATTGCTGGTGTATGGAAATCAGTTTAATGTCTCTGGAAATGGGATTTTCCTTTCCACTGGCGTTGAAAGTGCTCAGATATTTGGAAATATTTTCCTGGTTCCAAATAGTGCAAATGGTATTTTCATGTCTTTTGCGGGGAACAATGTCATCGCAAACAACACTTTCGAGCCCGCTAATGGATCCCCAGCCGGAAACAATGGGCTAGTGATTTCAGGGACTATAAATAACTGGCCAAATGTTATTACAGGGAATTCCTTTAATCAGATGAAAAGCGACGGGATTCAATTGGGATCTGGATCTACAGGGAATAACGTGCAGTCTAATGCATACTTCGGTAATGGGACAAATATAGTTAACGCCGGATCTGGAAATACAATAGGTGGAGGGTCTCCGTAATGGCTTCAACACAATTTCAAGACTACAATCAGAACAATCCGATTGTTAGTAGTTGGCTTAATGACGTGAACGCGGCCACTTACACGGCAAAAGGAACTGCGAAGACCTCGCTACAGTCAGCCGCTGCTTGGGTGAGGTTTGCCGTGGTGGCGGGAGTGGTCACGATCCAGCAATCGAGTAATATCTCCACGGTAGTACGTACCGGGGTTGGGGTGTATGTGGTTACGTATGCAATCCCAATGGTCAATGCCACAAATTGCTATGGGGTGACTACGAATACAGCTGGATTTAGTGAAGCGTCAGCCGAAGCAACAAACAGTGTTACGATTACTTGCACGAATACTGCGAATGCTGCAGTTGATCCCGGGTCAGTGAGTATGTTGATTTTTGGGGCAGATTGAACTTGGGTTTTCGACAGACTTTAATAAAAAGTAATATGCATAAATAACCCATCGGGGCACTGGATGCTAAACGTGAATGAACTCAAAAAACATCTGATGGTGGCCACGGCCCAAGTATCCCCCCCGGCGGGTGTGACGGTTTGGCTGACTTTGGGGAATCATTTGGATACATGGATTAAGTTGGCCACACTGATTTACATCGTGGGGCAGATATGGTTTCTGGGGGTGAAGGCCTGGCTGCTACTGAAAAAGAAAATGGAGATTGATGATGGACCCGACTAATTTGGCGCTGTTGATTTCAGAGTTGCGAATTGATGAGGGGGTCAGATATGAGCCATATAATGACAGTCTCGGGATTCCTACTGTTGGAGTTGGTCACAATTTGCAGGCTGCTCCATTGCCAGATGTTTGGGCCTACCCACTGAATGATGATGAAGTAAATCAACTGCTGACTGAAGATCTGCAGACTGTTTTCACTTCCCTCGACAATAACCTGCAATGGTGGACTGATCTCAACAACGTTCGACAGAGGGTACTTGCTAATATGTGCTTTCAGATGGGGATCGGGGGGTTGTTGGGATTTAGGAATACTTTAATTTTTATTCGACAGGGGCAGTATTCGGCAGCTGCTTCTGGCATGCTCAATTCTAAATGGGCCGATCAAACACCCGCACGTGCGCAACGATTGGCTACTATGATGTCCACAGGAGTTTCACAATATTCACAGGAGCAAGTATGAATACTCTGCAATTCGGTATGGCAGTTCTGGACTGGCTGCAATCGGACCCGAGTCATGTAGTAGTTGCCGCTTCGGCTGTTGCTGCTATAACTCCCACGCCGGTCCCGGGAACGATGTATGCGAAGCTCTACAAGATCGTGGATCTGTTCGCAGTGAATGTTTTTCGAGCGAAAGATACTGGGGTCACGCCGGCAGCAGTTGCTGAACAATTGGCAGAGTTGCTTGCAAAGAAATCAGCTCCAGTGGCTGCCGCAGCGCCTGTCTCGACCGTTGTTACCACCACTCCCTAGGAGGAAATATGAAGAAGCTTCTAGTAGGTATGTTGTTTGTTGTATTGGCAGGCTGTTCGTCGTTGGGATTGACTCCGGCAACGAGCCCCTCGCAAGGACTTGCTTACTCTTACGGCACTGTGGCTGCTATTCGTTCTTCGGCTGCTGCTGCATTGACTGCAGGGACCATTACGACTGCTCAAGGTCAGCAAGTGCTTGATCTGACGGATAAAGCTCGGGCAGCCTTGGATGCTGGTGAGTTGGTGGCAGTCTCCGCACCGACAAACACGACCGGAATTGTGGGGTATTTGACCACCGCAACTGAGTTGTTGACGCAGGCCCAAGCCCTTCTGCCGAAGTTGTCCGCCACCCCACTTAAGTAAGGAGTACTGTCATGGGTTCAGTAGCTGAAGCTCTCTCGTTGTTGTTGGCTGCTACAAATGCGGCCGCAACAGCAATCGCCAATGCGCAGCAGATTTCCGCGATGATTCAAGCGGCGAATGCAGCAGGCACGACGACGTTTACCCCGGAGCAGTGGGCGGTGATTCAAAAGATCGATGACGATGCTCGCGCGTCGCTGGTTGCTTCCATCACGGCAGCACTCTCAAAATGAGGGCCGCTTTTCGGACTAAGCTGGAGGTGGAACCAGCTAGCGAGTTCGATGATGGCCGGTGGAGGCTGACTGCTCCACTGGTTTATTACACGGACGTGCTAGGGAAGGAAATCACGGTGCCGGTAGGGTTTGTTACAGACTTTGCCTCTGTGCCCCGCATCCCCGTGGTGTATGAGTTGTGTGGGGATACGAGTTCGGAGGCATCGGCGGTGCATGATTTTCTGTACACCACACACCCGTGTACACGTGTCCAAGCCGATGCGATTCTCTATGAGGCATCCGCGATTACGGGGGTTCCTCTATGGAGGCGGTTTATTGTGTGGCTAGGCGTGCGGGCGTTTGGTTGGTCGCATTGGGGAAAGTAGCTGGAAGATGGGTTTTGTGCGTAGATTAATAAAAAGTAATCCCGGTAAGAAATAAGCCACCTGAAACTGAGGTGGCTTTTTATTTAGATAGGGGAGTTGTCACAGCGGCCCGGGAACTCACCTGATAATTTAAACCCTTCTAAGGGCTTACCCCGGCTTGGTCATATAACATCATCATTATGAGCTGGATCGAGTAGTATGCGAAATCTAAAGGCATCTTTGGTCCTTTCTGGTTTGTGTAAGGCTTTCAGCCGAGCGTCTACAGCTTTGAAGAATTCGGCAAGCCATACTGCGACTTGTTCTGGTTCGAGCCCGGAGCAGACATTTAGCTGGATGAAGGTGCCGTCATTCATTGAGAGGAAAACGAAATAGGAGTACATTAGCCACACTCTCCCCAAGATTTTTCACTGGACACCACCCCCACCGGAATGTAGAGGGGATCTTCATATGGTATTGCAATTGATGCCGCATTGCGAATCAGTTCTAATGCCTCGTCTTTCCTAGAAGTCGGAAACTGCCCCGCGAGCGAATCGTGGACTTGTAGTAAGATCTGAATCCAATCACCGTAGGCATCGTCGATAGCCACATATGCGCGATTAATGAGACAAGCGACAGATGACTGCGGTATCCAAGCGATAGCCTGGTTAAAGATAGTCCCTTCGATTTTGTCGAAAAAGTAATTCCGATAGCCAAAAGCGTTCTCCACGTATCGTCGTGAGGAAACCTGTTTTTTGATATCACTTTGCCACTTGGCAATCTCAGGACATAATCCAAAGTACCATTTTTGGATACGCTCAGTTTCATGTACATTGAGCCCGATCCTAGGAGCAATACCTTCCGCTGTGCCGAGATAGTTTGTCCCGTGACACAGGGATTTAAACATCGCATACTCGCGTGGGTGCGAGTTCTTCGACATACTTTGGTCATGGTAGTATTCCTTCATCACTTCCACATAGGGCTTGCGGCCAGCTTTGAAGTTTTCTTTCATCCATTCGCAGCCGGATTCCCAGGTAACAATTCGGAGGTCGGCACTATCGAGATCGATGTCGAAGAAGGTGTGGCCTTCATCCGGGATGAAAATATTTCGAATGTTCGGTAGTTCTAGCCCAGCATCTGCAGTCTCCCCGCCTTTGGGGATATTCTGCATGTTCATCCCGCTGCCGAATGCGTTCTTGCTGGATGAAAAGCGGTAGGTTTCCGTACCGGCAATGTTGAAGGAGCAACGCATTCTGCGATCCGCGTCGAGGGGAGCCAGCACGAAAGTGGAATGGAACACTCCCAAAGAGCGAAGTTCAGAGATCTTGCGTATGACAGGCCACAAAATTGGCTCACGGGCTCCAAGAGACTGAAGAGCCGCATCATTTGTTGTGACTCCCCTGGTTCGAGAAGTAATCTTTTTAAGGCCCATCTGCCTATAAAAGAAATCCTGCATTTGCATGGGAGAGCGGTAGTTGATTTCATAGCCTAGTACCTCACGCATCCAATGTTTGCGGGTTTCCGCCTCTCGCATGAGAGTGAGTGATAGGTCGGACCGTTTTTGTTGATCCACCCGCACACCACGGATCATTGACTTGAGAACTTTCGGTCGTAGGGATTGCTGGAAGGAGTTGACGGATTCAAGTCCCATGCCTTTTAAGACAGACTTGAGGACATGATAGACAGCGAGAGTGCGGCAGCTGTCTGTCGCGCAATACTCCCAATACTTCATCTCGTCCTCACCGTCCTCACCTTCTTTCCAGTCGGTGCGGTCATCCTTCCAGTAGAGGTGGTCGTCGCAGTACATTGAGGAGAGAAACCCGAGGTTCTTTGGCAAGCTGCTAAAGCAGGAATGCTGCATGAGCATTGTGTCAGCTACGTTCGTGGGGAGAATGCTCCAATGACGGTGGATGTATTGGAGATCGTAGTTGAAGTTTTGGCCGACCAGAAGAACTTTCGGATGTGTGAGGATTGCACAAATTCTATGAACAAGTTCTGACTCTTGTTTGGGGTCCCAAAATCCTTCAGGATTTCTGAGAGGGCTCAATTGTACGCACAGTCCTTTGGTCGGTTCCCACGCGAAAGACAGACAAGTGATATGTCCCGAACGTGTTTCGATATCGCAAGATACTGGAAAGTCACCTTCACTCAAATCTATTCTATCGTGCAGCCATTCCAAACGCTCGCACATCAATTGAAACCACTCAGCCGAATTATCTACTGCGATTAATCGAGAGTAATCACGGTGAAAAAGCCCCGGAGTCAGTGAATCCTTCTTCACCCTCTTGAAATCGTGAACCATCCAGGGTCTGCGAGCGTATTGCAGATGGATCAAATCCACCTTCAACGTCGGGATGACCTTATACCCTGGTGTCAACAACGAATCCATGATCGAGCTACGGTAGTTGTAGCTGGATGTTTGGCCAGTCAACGCGAACAATGCCAAATCCCCAACGGTGCAAATCACGTTGGGTTTGACGCGCTCCACCTCATCACGAATCGCCATGCACGCATCATAGAGCTTCTGCGTGATGAACTGCCCCTGAAAGTAGATGTGACTCGGCTGGCGGTCCTTTTTCTTTTCTATAATGTGCAGTTCATTGGGGTAGCAGCGAGATTTCATGACGAGGGTCATGTAGCAATCATCACGACGGATGCCTGCCTCTTGCAGCATCTTGGTGAGTTCAAATCCCCCGCCCCCGATGAAGGGCTCCCCACGACGAAGATCCTGCTCCGTTGGGTAGTCTCCGACAACCATTATCTTCGCGTTCAGAGGTCCACTTGCACTTACCGTCATTTGAGCCATATGACCAACTCCTAATTATTTTGGTTCATTCATTGTGCAATGTTTTTGCAGCGTGCGCTTGCAGAGGTTACGACACGCAATCAATCGGATATGGAATTGTTGTGGTGCCCAATCCTCCGGCAGGATCATCACCGCGTCATCATGCGTTCCGATGATTACCTTCTCCGGCTCCCACTTCCAGAGCCGAGTTTTCGCTGATTCGAGGGGCATGTGCTACTCCTTAAGCTGGTTTAGTTCCGCCATCAAGGCCTTGCCTTGCTCTGCAGGATCAATGCTTCCCAATCCTTGCAATCTTTGGAGACAAATTCCGTAATATTGCTGATTGAGTTCGATGCCTGTCGCTAGTATCTTGGCAGCATGTGCAGCAGGAAATATGGTGCCGCTGCCAGCGAAGCTATCGAGGACTCTATCTCCTGGTCGACAGCTTCTTTTGAGCAAATCGCTGTACAGAGCCACTGGTTTCTGAGCCCCGTGGGAAGTATTTGGATCCGCAAAGGTCGTGATAACATCTGGATAGATTCCAAGTGTTTTCTTCTTGCCCTTGATAGCATAGAGGATCATCTCCCATTGGCGACGGGGGCCGTGTTCGGGGTGGGGGACGCGACCAGAGTTGGGCTTGGTGCAGATAAACGGAGTACGGGTGACCCACCAACCGGCTCCTTGCATAATTCTCTTGAGTTCGTGAAAATTGTCGAGATCGCAGAAGACATAAGCGTGAGCCTCCTGTTTTGCCACCCTGTAGGCCAACGGTGCCCATTCTGCCATGAGAGATCGCCAAGATTCGTAATCATCTCTGTAGTGGTGTTCAATTCCACCCATCTTTCCAGCGCTATCACCGAATTCATCTGCTCCCATCCCGTAAGGTGGGTCTGTGAGAATAACATCAAATTGCTCCGGGTCAGTGGAAAGCATCCATGAGATGCAGTTCGTGTTGAAAATCTTATGGGATTCGTGCGTGAGGGTAGAACCGATTTGCTTGGCAAGTTCCTTATGCTTCTTCGCTTCTTCCATCTTTTTGAGGATTTTAAACCCCTCGTCAGCCGTGCGGGCTTTGGCTACCTCAGGGATGTGGAGGTAGTTGCTGACGATGATGTCCTTTCGGACTGTGTTTTGGAAGTTCCCGTCAGAGCGACCCTTGACCTCAACTGCCGTATCAGCAACAGTATGGACGCGGCCCTCAGCTTGAGCTTGCTTACTTCTAAGATTATGAAGACGGGCGAGGGCGGCAGATCGCTCTTGCCATGTGAGGTCTTTTCGCTGCAAGTTCTCATCAAGTTCCGCCTGCTCTGCTTCGAGTGGCGAGAGCTGGCCGAGGGTAACGTAGGGTAGGAATCCATCAGGTATCACCTCCTCATTATAGCGGACCTCGCCGCCGAGCATTCGCACCTCAGCCACGGCACGCATTCGGCGTTCTCCCGCGACGAGAACCATAGCGCCATCACGCTCCCGGAGAACAATCGCATGCATGAGGCCGTGCATACGAACGCCCGCCGCTAGTTCGGCTAGGTCTTGCGAGTTGAATTCCCTGCGCTGCCGGTTAGGGTCAATGATGACATCAGATGTTTTGATTAGTTGAGCTTGCATACTAGGGAGTCCTAGTTCGTGTGGAGGGTTTCAGTGGAAAAGGGAGCGCAGAGGCTCCCTTGGGGTTTGGGTAGGTGTTAATTACCCTTGCTTAGTTAACGCCATGACAGCTGTGCAAAACACGACCATGGCGAAAATTGCCCACCACGGCCATTGCGCGTCAAGCTTCACTAGCACAAACACGGCGATGAAGAGGGCGAGCATGGTTACAAAGTCCAGTTTGTTTGGTGGTTTCTAGCATCTGCCGGTTTTTCGCCCTCAGCACAGGAATACACAGCAGCTTGTTGGCGCTGATAGGGCGTCCATTGGCAGCAACGCCCGGTATAATCCCAGGGTTTATCGGTTTGAAACAGGGGGATATCTTCAAACAGCCAAGATTGCCCCACAGCATCCAATACCTGGAGATTAAGGAACAAATCATTGTGGACGTATACTACAGTCGCTGCTAGTGGCTGAAAACGAAAATCAACTCCATTTTCGATGTCACGGGCGTCTGGGTAGAACCAAACCTGACGGCCGATGGTAGGTTTAATCGACATTTCTGAGCCTTGCTTGTTATATTCAGGAAGAACCGCCCCGAAGGGCGGATTGTCGGTGGGGAGCCGTTTAGCCCAAGCTCGTTACAGCATCCACCTGCGCGTAGACAATCTCCGGGTCGCGGTCATCCGGGCGTTGCGAGACTTTCACCTTAGCCATATGGCCCGGCAGCTGATTAAATGCGAATTCAACCGACGGATCGTTGAGGCCGACTGCCGCACGCAAACGACCGAGGGCGACGTTCTTGCCTTCCGCCGTGTCAACCGCACCGTCCGGGGTGAGGTCCAGCATGATGCCTTGTCGGACGTTGACGATATCCCGACCGGTAGTTACTTTGGCAGAGTCGTCTTCGACTGACCAGCTAACATCCAAGGCTACGCCCGTTTTTGTGCCGTCTTTGGATTGCCACTGACGTGCAGAGATTTTGTCGATCACTGCGGGATATTCGCCAATCGGGCACGGGACAACTTTCGTGGAGTTTGCGCCGGAGACTGCGGAATTAAGGAAGCTATCTGCGTCGAACAAGGTATTTCTCCTAAAAATTAAATGGAAAACTTTGGCATCGGCCTCGGTTCTTTTTACAGGTACTGCCAACTACGACGATATACGATATTTTGTATTGCGCCATTACTTACACCATACTTATCAGCTAAGGTTCGTAAAGAAACCATCCTTGAATGGTGCAATTCTCTAATCTCTAAGACCTCCCTTTCTGTGAGTAAAGATCTTCCATTTCTAGAACCAATAGACATTCTACCCTCTGCTACAGCATCTTGAATATTATCTTTTTGAGTTCCTGATAAAAGATGGTTAGGATTCACGCATTTTCGGTTGTGGCATTTATGCCTTATAACTAGCCCTTTTGGAATTTCTCCGAAAACCTCTTCATACTGAAGTCTGTGGGCTAGGTGATTTTTCCCATCAAAACCGAACTGCCCATAACCGCCGGTAGTGCAAGAAGCTTTCCATTCCCAACATTCATCTGCACCTCCAATTGGTATATACCGCAGAAATCTAGACCGTGTTGAATGATCCATCATAATTTTACCTATTTTGCCGTAGTTTATGTCAGTATACCAGGTAAAATTTATGTATCAACAAAGTTTTTGCAGAGTGTCAGAGTCTGTAGTAGGAGTTATTTACCGAAATTACTAATTTGTAATCGCGGGGGGAAATACACTGACAAGTTAAATCACCCCACCTCGTTTTTGCCACTTCTCAATGATGGGTTTGAAATCCGCAGCCAGTTTTTCTGAAACTGGTAGATTTCTAGTTTTTACGTCCGCTTGTGCCGATCCTGTGTTCCAAGTCCAGGAAGTCCCAGAACGTTCGGTCAAGATGCAATCACTGAACATTGGGGGCAACTTCGGGGCTAGTTTTGCTCCTAACGTGGATACCATCAATTTGATACCCCCCAATACTTCATCCTTCTCGCGTTCTACGTGGGCAATTAAGACAAAATGGCACTTGCATGCGTCTGTCCATAGTCGGATGATTTGTTCGATCTGCTGTTGAGCTATGCCCCAATCGCTGATGTTACGGACAGGTTTATTACCAACTACCAAAGACATGGCCATGTGGGCGAGCCCTGCCATCCCATCAATTACGAGGACCTTATCTGTGCCCCACTCATCCACAGCCCCGTAGTTTTTCCCCGTCCGATCGTCTACGAAGTTATTCAAAATCTCCAGCATATGGATAAATCGATTATGCTTACTACGGTTTGGATCGTTAGCTTTTGCCAGAGTCTCCAATGACATAGTGTTGACCCGTTTAGCATTTTCCAGAAGGTCGGTGAAGGAGGCTTTAGCAGCAGCCAATTGATGCCAATGGAAATTCTCCGGGACAGGCTTTCCCTTATCCTTCCAAAATCCCTGCAAGGTTTCCAAGCCCGGCTCAAGACCGAGATAGAAAACTTGCAGCTTTGGGGATGCTTCGACCAGCGTGCCGATACTGTGGGTTTTCCCTGTGCCCGCCGGACCCATCAGCAACACATTAACTCCCGATAGTGCAATTTCATCAGGAGCCGTTGCCGCTGTCACAATTTCGCCAATAGTTGTCATAGGTTCGGATTCGCGTCAATTTCAAGTGAAATCCCGTTGAAGGTTTTCATCCCTTCTAGGATCTTATCGGAGTAGTACCTCTCCCCATCGGTGAAGAAAAACCGGCGTGGGTGGAGGGAGACCAACAACTCCCCACAGACTGCTGTTACTGGAAGATGCTGCAGGCAATCAGGGAGGTTTTGCAGCCACTCTGCCAACTCCCCGATCGACATGTTATCTTCTTCAGGTTTTTTCCAGTTCTCGGCCATTGGCCATCTCCTTATCCCACAATCGTAGGTGCAATTCAAATTCCCTTCGGATGACATCCTCTGGTAGGATCGCAGTTAGCTCCGGTTCCCAATTTAAAATCAAAGAACCGGGGATCACGTAACGGGACGGGCCGGGGTGTTGCTCGCAATGCCCGCCGATGATCCGCCATTCCCGCGTTGAGCCGTCCACCGGCATCCTCGCCCATATTTCTCCGCACGTAGGGCAGAACATTGCGTAGGGCTGCGGCTGCTGGGCTTCAGCGTGAACGAATCGGAGGGAGTCCTCAGAAGATCCCAAATAATCCCCAGAGACCCAAAAGTGGCGGATATAAGCCATAACAACTACCCGAGAAGTCCGCGCAACTCATCTCCGAGAGCCTTCGAGTCGCCTGCGAACACGCCGGGCAATTGAGGGGCAGGTGGAGCACCTTCTGGACGCGTGAATCCCCAGTTGGCTTCGTAGTCAGCAACAGATATTTCGGCACGCTCTAAGGGGTCCCACACTCTTTGCACGAAATGGGCTGGCAGCCATTCGTCAGGCGTACTGGATTTACAAATTCGCTGAAATTGGCAGCCGCCATATTCTGTACAAGCTCCGTCGAGGTCATAATCCCAGTATCCTTCTTCCCAACATTGAATCATCCTGCGGATATCTCGCAGGGTTTGCTTTTCCCACAGGGCAATCTCATGAGGGGATCGGTACGTGGGAACCTCCATCGTGTCGTATTTTGTCTTTAGAATTGAGACACCCCGAACAATAGTCCCCTGAGGTTTTATACTCTGTTGCATCAACGCCCAGTTATAGCCTGTAAACTGTGATCGCGTCTCCCACTGACGGGCGAATGTAGCACCTAGCGCCGACGTGGTTTTTTCGTCGTAGTTCCAGATGCCTGTTCCGTGTCGATTAGCAACCATGTCGGAACGTCCCGTATAGAGTAAGGGATTCCCAGTAACAGGATGGTTGATTTTGAGTGGTTCTGCGAACGAGAATTCGATGCCTTTGCGACCGCTGGGTAGAGTAATCGGCTCCGCACCATCGCCCCCTAATGGGTAGTTGAAGAGATAAAATTCGAAAGCTCCGAGCATGCGTTCGAGGGATTTTGCCGATTCTGGTGGGCAATCAAAATCCCCGTAGCTCTTGATAAGAGCTGTCATGCCGATCGCTTCAGCATCAGAGTCAGACTTGCCATCGACGTAGAAAGCTTCGCGGGCTGCTTCGATGGCTGAGGCGAATGCACCACCGGCGACCAAATGCACAGACTTAGCTACCGGTTTCCAGTGCTCAATATAGCTCAGGAAAAATTTCTGGGGGCATGCTCTGAAGGCCGCAATTAAAGTAGAGTCCAGAGCATTCGGGAACATGGGGCGGAATTTTTGCATATCCTAGCCCTCAATCGCCAGAAGACTGTTGTACACCGATTGCAATTCTGTAATCTTTTTCTGAAACTCTGCCCGCACTATCTGCATTTCTACCTGAACAGCTTTTGCTTTACCTGCCTTGAAGTCAAAACTATCTGGCACCTCGAAAGTAAAAGTTTGAGGTTCTGGAAGCATCACCCAACCATATTCAGTCATATCAGCAGTTGAAGCTGAATAGACTATTTTCGTTTCGTATTTGTCTTTTTCACTGTCGTAGTACATTTGCTCATCTACGTGAATGAACATTTGTTGAGATTGCTGCATTTTGAGCCTCTGTAGTTGTACTACGGTTAAATACCCAATTCCTTCAGCAGATCATCGGAGTTCACATCCTCCGGTTTTTGCTTCTTCGGGGCTTTGGCAGCTCCCGACGCAGCGCGCGCCTTCGGTTTCGGAGCTTCCAGCTGCGCGCGCTCCTTGCGGATTGCCTCGATTGCAAGCTTCATTTCTTCGATTGAGAGCTGGCCGAGAGCTGCGCGGGCTCGCCAATCCTGGATTTGCTCGTTAATCAATTCGGATGCCATAAAGTTCCTCAAATTGGTTTTCTACCGGGATTAACAAATAGTAATCTATGGGGGAAACCCATGTCTATTCAGTTTTAGTTTGAGTTAATTCCCAATTCTTTCTGGCAGCTATAGCAGCTTCCAAATCCCGGCCTGTATACAAGAGCTTGGAGCCGAATTTTTGGGGCGTCATAGCTATAATGTACCCATCTTTTCTTATGCTTACACCTTTAACACCTGAAACACTATCGTTCCTTACTTTTTGAACTCTTTTATTGTCGTTCTGTTCTGCCATAGTTGCCCAATGGCAATTACTCTTTGCGTAACCTTTACTGTTATCAAGCCTTTCTAAAGTTAGACCTTCGGCCGGATCACCCATATCAGCTAAAAACTGGGGGAATAGATCCCAATCTGGGTGAACTGAAATACCCCGGCCCCCGTAATAGGGATAGACAGGACACTTTGGATTGTTGCATCGCTGCCTCATATTTACCCAGCAATCATAGGCTTTTCTATGCAGCTCTCTCCACGGAGTTTTACCTCCCATATCAACCTCCCAAATACAGTTTTTTCTGTGCTCTAGAGCAACTCACGTATAAACACTGAAAAGCCTCCCTCCGATTGCGATTATATAAGACATCGGAGTAGTCTACGAGAACATTTCTATATGTACTGCCCTGTGACCTATGAGCGGTAATTGCGTAAGCGAATCTGACATCCATAAAAAGGTCTTTCAGATCCCAAAACCTTCTCCACAGCTTTGGATTTGCCTGCGCCTCATGCGCAAGCAGCTGGCAGTCGTTATCATGCTGCTGTTTGCTTATCGGATGGATTACCAGCAACCGGACGACTTGGTTATCCTCCCGCCGGACTTTCAGCTCCAACGCGTGATACTTCGGCTCCAGCGGATGCTTACACTCAATCACCCCTTCAACTATCGCCTCGTCGTCGGTATGCAGAAGCAACTCATCATTGCGCTCACAAGGACCAGCTGCCACCACGCGATCACCGACCAGAAAGAATCCTGGTTGTGCCTCGGCTCCGAAGATAGCTGTTCGCGCAATCTGGTTGTACTCGTCAACTTTGACGTTTCTCCAGCTAATAACCTTTGTAGTGCGACCATCCGCGAATTCCCCCCGAGCAGCTGCAGCGAAGATCTGCTTTTTGAAGTCCATCTTGGAAAGCTTCCAGACCCCTTCCTGCCCGTCGTTGTCTGATTTGATGCTGACGCACGGAGACGGGCTGAAGATGACCTGACGAATATCAGAAACGAGGGAGAGAATTTGGTTGTCATGTCGCATTACTCGGGTGAGTTGCACGCCCAGATCACCACGTAGGGCTAGGGATTCGGATTCCTTTACAGGGGGTAGCTGCGCCGGGTCTCCCATAAAGACTACCTTCAGGTCGAACTTGTCAGCGATGTCGCCCAAGAGTCCGAAGAGATGCTCGTTGACCATGGAGGCTTCATCGACCACAATCACATCAGTATCTGACAAGTCCACTGGCTTCCCATGGGCAATTTGCTTAGTCTCCCCATTCTTGTCTACTCGTAATCCGAGCAGCGAATAGATCGTGCAGGCTTGGCCCACGACCTCGCGAAGGACTTTCGCTGCCTTGTTTGTTGGAGCAGTGTAAGAAATTCGCACATTAGACGCCCCAATTCGGCGGACGACCTCCCGCATGCAAGAGGTTTTCCCTGTGCCTGCATATCCACGGAAGCAGAAACACCAATTGGTGAGGAGGGGGCTGCTGATGAAGGTAAGGAGTTCTTCGATTGCTTTGAGCTGTTCCGAGATGAATTGGAACGGGGCTTCTTGCTGGTAGAGGGACGAGTCCGCCCCTGCTTGGAGGATTTCTTCATGATTCATGAAAAGTGAGCCTTAAAAGTTAACTGTCACCGCTTGCGGTGGTGGAAGGATTACAAAAATTTAGTAAGATGCTTCAACCAATCCTTGACTTCGGGGTCCCTCTCTGCTCGCACAGTCTGCATTGCAAATTCTGCCATCCAGAGAAGTAAGTTTCTGTCCAGCTCAGTTTCGAGAGTTAGCGTGATTGGAGAAAATTCTCTCTCTATTTTCATTTCGATTCCTCCAGTACCGGTGCGTAATAAACACTCAACCCCAACATATCTGCAATTTTCTTTTCCCACTTAGCTCCTTTTGAGTTCTGCCAATCCGGGAGCAGAAAAATTGCATCACATTCGGGGAGAGCGCGGACGCAGAAATGCATGTAGTACTGGTGCATAGCATCTCCCCGCAAGGGGTCAATCGGTCCTTCAATGTGGATCGGGTTGAAGATGGAACAGCCAGCGGATAGGAGCATCTGCTGTGCAAAGAGAAATTGCGGGCGATTGTTGTCTTCAATATCGGTCACAGGCCCAGAGATGTAAACCACAGTGTTCGGTTGGGGCTTGTGTTCTGTGACTGACCACATGGAGCAGTTTCGGAAATCCATTGCTCCATGCGGGGTTTTGCCGAGGTCGGAAGGCTTGAGCCAGCAGGAAACTGCAGCATCACGTCGTTCGAGGGGGATCATTTTTTCTCCTGCCGGTCAATGGATTCTATAACTGCGACAGTGAGAGCGGCAAGTTTGAGTAATCTAGCCCTACCTTCCCAAATAGTGGAGGCTCTCACATAACCAAACAGCTGATGTTCCAAATAATGAAGCCAGTCTCGCTCATCGTGCCTATCGTCATGGGCAGGGCCTCCCCATTTAAGATCCTGCCTCTCTCTTTCTTTTTCGATCTGATTTAAGATTTCAGTTCTCATTTCACCACCTCCAAGTTCTCTTCAGTTAAAAGTTCATATTCAATCACATCAGCATGTTTCACCTTCGCCCCCAAGAGATTAAAAACAACAACATTGGGGCGAATTGATTTCTTTGCCTGGCCGCGCTTAACCATTGCCTCTAGCCGGTTACGGGCGACTGTTCGAGAGTCTTTGATTATAGAGGCATATTCGGCTGTGGTGACTTTCATGACTTCTTCTCCGCTTGCACCACCTTTCCGGCGGTGAGGGCGGCGCGGGCTTGATCCGCCCAAATTTCGACGGTGCGGCCTTTGTCGATGAAGTCGTGCCCCTCGGCCATCAGTTCGCTGATCTTGCGTAAGCGCTGCTCGGCGACATACAGAGCCGCCTCAAAAGCTTCCCGCTCCCCTATCGCCCCCTTTGCGGCGTCCTCGCCGCGCATCGCTTCGACGAACAAGTTGCGAGCTTCCCCGATCAGCTTCACGACGCGATCTCGCATCCAGTAAGCGTCATGGTCATATGACGGGTCGCCGTGATAGCGGCACGAAATTGCGGTGACTTCTGTTTCGAGCCAGCCAAATACGTCATCAGTCACCGCCTCGTCTGCTTGCTCGGCGTCGCCGCACGATTTCGCGGGAGCGGCAGTCTTTTCGTCCGTCATTTCACCATCTCCAGCGATTCTTCAATCTCCGAAAAAGTCCCATCCAGCTTTTGGAAGTATTCTCGAACCAATTGCTCAAAGAAAGCTGATTTCACCCCATGAGGGATTCGGTTCTCCACCTCGGAGGTTAGGTAGGAGTCGATACGCGCTACGAGGTGGTCCGGCAGGACAATGCCGACACGTTGCGGAGCGGAGGTTTTACGGGGGCGTCCCATGCGGGCTACTCCTTAAGAGAAATAGGGATACCAGACCAGCCCTGCGATTCGTAGCAAGCCGGGCACATAGAAACATACTGCGGGCGGATTTCCACCTCCCTAGAAAGTCGGGAGAGTTCGAAAGAGTCCTTAGGGGTGAGGTAGCTGATCGCCCGCAAGCGAAGGTGTTCTTTCTTGATGAAGACACCTTCCACGCGTTGGTGCTCTGAATGGCAGGTGGAACACACTTGGGAATGGATTAAGAGTACTGCGGAGATGTTGGACCAGCCTTCCGCACGGTCCTTGATCTTCTGGACGTCCTTATAGTGGGCTTCTACTTCCGGCCCGGTCATCCAGCTGGCCGTTTTGGGGAGGACTGCCCCCTTGCGGGAGGCTTTGATGCCTTGTTTTTGTTCGCGCTGCTTCTTTTGCAGGTCTACGGATTCCCCGAGAAGGGAATCGAGGTCTGCGAATTCGTCTATAGCCGAATCGATTGTCATGAGTGAGCCTCCGAATGAGTTTTTATTATGAGTTTTGTATGTGGAAATTGCAATCCAGTTTTCTAGAGAGTTTCCCGCAGAAAGTACTAATTAGTAATAGCGGTGGGAAATAGGAAAAGCCCCTGACGCGGGGGCGAAAGGGGCTTTTGGAGCAGTAAGGCGGATGGAAAGGAGGCTCAATTCTTTCCCTATTACTGCAAATTAGGGGGCCGAGGTACGTGTCCAAGGGTTTCGTCGGCCCGTCCCAGGTCGCGAAGTCTGGGTCGCACTACATTCGGGAGTTACCACCTAGCCGTCCTTTTATCAGCTACGGCCCGCTGCCTCCGCTTTCGCGGATCTTACTCGTCACCACCACCCAGTTCTTCCAGCAACGCATCCGTGTCCACCGCCTCACCCTTCGGCTTTTGCTTCTTCGCGGCTTCCAGCTTCTCAATGATCGGCTTGATCGTCGGATTAGCGCGCAGGGCCAGCTTCTCCGAATTGGTCTTGCTCTTCAGGTAGCTCTTAACCTGTTCTGCGGTCTTGCCGGAGACTTCAACCAGAGCTTTCGCGAGAACCGAAAGACCAGCCATTGCCGAGCTTTCGCTCTTCGTGCGCTCCGCACCCCACTCACCAGCTTCCAGTCGCGCGATGAGTTCTTCTTCGGCGATCACCATGTCTTCCACATCTTCCAGACCTGCGACTTCATCACCGAGCTTTTGCAGCATGCCATGAGCGGCAAACTTCGCGAAGAGGGGCTTGTTCGCTGCGAGCTTCAGGCTGCGCGTTTCGCCATTTACGAAATCCAGGCGGATCGTCACGTCGAAGCCATCTTCCGAAATATCTGCGGTCTTGAGCAGTCGGCGCTTGCCTGCAAACTCCACCTCACGACCATCCGTCATGACGATGGTTTTCACTTCGCGCTTTGCCTTCGTGGTTGCTGTCGTGCCCACTTCAACATGTTCCGTCATTGTTACTTACTCCAGGTTGGTTGTTCCGGGAGTCGGCCCGGTTGCCGGTTGTTCGTTGATTCGATGGGGTCAACTATAGAGCAGAGCAATTCGGATGTCAACCGCCTGCCGTTAGTCCTTCGTTTTGCGGATTTGCCGTAGCAATTCGAGATTGCTATCTAGGGTTGAGGGATGGTTGATTGGCGTTTGTCGGTCGATTCCTAGGGCATCTCGGAGGGCCGCAGCGTCCTTATCGTCACCGCGACGGTAGAAATGGAG